ATGCTCCATTGCTGCGTTGCACTTCTGGGCGAACGTGCCGGGGTGCACGATCCGCTTTGCGCCGGCCTTGTCGATCTCTGCCCACTCGAGCAGGTCGTCTTCTTCGGTGATGAACAGTGCGTGCGCCAACCCGGTTGATGCTCGCAACGACCGGACGAGCGGGGCGACGTTCTGCGGCCGATGCAACACCGGCACAATCACCGTCACTTCTTCCGTAGCGGGTGGAGCTTCGAGCCGGGCAAAGTACGCAGGCTCCGACAGGTACTCGTACTTGTGATGGTTGGTGCGGATACCGGTGTGAACATGGATCGGGAACCCGCAGTTGATCGCCCGCAGACAGAACGACAGATCCTCACCGAACGGCACCTTCGACTTCGGGTGCGGGATGCGGTCATACCAGGTATCACCGAACTTGTCGCGCACCGCCTCCATCACCGACCGGTGGATCAGCACGAACGCGGAACCGGTCGCACCGACCTGGATCAGTTCGTTGACCGGATAGTCGTAGATCGGGGAGAACCCTGCGGCGTCGTCGCGTTCATCCAACGCGTACACAGTCGGGAACGCCTGAAACATCTGCCCACCGCACCCGTCGTCCGCAACGGGACGGGTGCCGAAACACAGACCGCCAACGATCGGACGTTCCACCGGATCGGCTGCAGCGACCAACCGCTCGAGCGCGTCGAACTCCCAACCCATATCGGAGTCAACCCACCACAACCATTCCGACTCGTGCTCGTCAAGGAACGCTTTGGTCACCTTGTTGCGTGCATGATCGAACGACATTTCGACGCCATGCTGCGCGAGGAACCCGCCACGAAGAAGCCGTTGCGGACCACCCGGGCGAAGGTCAAAGATCCGTGACGACGTGATCGACGTATGCCACGAATGCGACACCTCGGACTGATGCAGATAGGCGACCGTGACCGAACCATCACCCACGGCGCACCTGCCGACGCTCACCCGGGGCAGCAGTTGCCTGCTCCACAATGTTGCCGCGATGGTCATACACGACCGGTTCGTCAGCGAACAGCTCGGGATGCATCTTCACGACCGGATCATCAGCCGCATAAGCGCGACCGGGGACCAGTTGAATGTCGTACACGCCAGCAGACACGAATCCACCGGACACACAGAACACGTAACGCATTAGGGCTCCTTGGGCTGTTGGAACCCTCCGGGCCGGTTGACAGCCCGACCACCGACCCGGAGGGGAACTAGATCGACGTGATCCGCTCAACCAACAAAGGGTTGAACGGCCACACGCCGATATCACGACCGGAACCGTCCCCGACAAACGCGGACACAGCGGGCTGATGGTCGTAGACGTAGATCGCACGATCAACGAACCGGTGGGTTCGGATGTGTGCGAACGCTTCCGGAATCCACGCCCGATCCGACTTGTAGTCATTGCCGTAAGGGCAGCGACGCCAAATGTCGGTGCGTGTAACACCCTTCGCGGTGGGGCCGTGATTCGAGCCGTCATGCTCGAACCGGTCACGGTCACCACGAGTGGATGCGATTCCGTAGAACTGTTGGTCGATCCACTGCAGCACTTTCAACCCGACGAAATCGGGTCGATCGTGCAGTGCCGGCAGGATCAGCGAAAGGTATGCGCCGTCGAGGTAGTCGTCGTCATCAACCACGGTCATGTATTCGGCGCGGGTGTGTTGGGCGGCCTGGTTGATCTTGTCGCCCAACAGGCCGGGGCCGTCCACGACCAGGATTTCCACACCGGGTTGCCATTGTTCTGTGACAGACCAAAGGCAGCGCGACAGCAGAGATTCGCGGCCGGGGATGGTGGGGACGGTGACGCACAGCAGGGGACGAGTTGCCCCGTCCCCTGCCTGCGTCTGTGGGCTGCGACCTGGCATTATGCCACTCAGAACCAGTGCTATTGGTTCTGGAGCAACAGGATGGGCAGGCCGCTGGTGGATGCCGTGGCGGCACCCATCACGTCCGAACCCGTCCTCCACCAGCCGTACACGCCACGCGAACCCGTGGGGCGACCGTTGCCGGTGCTGAACAGGTGCGGGATGTACTCCACAGCCAGACCGATACGGTCGTAGATGTAGAACTGCGAGTGGTCACCGAAGGTGAGCAGGTTCTGCGAACCGGTCGTGAGCGACGTCGGGGACGGGTAGTCCGAGCTCTCATAGAGCGGACGGCCGAGCGGCGCGAAGTCATACGAACCGGTGAGGTCGCTGGTGTACGCGTGACCGAGAGCCGTACCGAACGCACGGATACGGTTCGCGATGGTCATCGACGCGACCCACGAAGCGTTCTGACGGTAGCGCGGGCCAAGGCTGTTCATCAGCTTGTACAGGTCCTCCACACCGAACGAACCGTCCGTGGTCGGCAGGATCTCCGCCCACGTCGTAGCGTCCAGAGCAGTGATGACACCCTTCGGCTGACCCGAACCGGTACCGGTCGCGAACGCCGTCGACTCAAGCCGGGTCTTCGCCTCAGCGAACAGCATCGCCAGTTCAGCGACCACGGCTGCGCCGTCGCCGTCGAACTCCACCGAGAACGGCACGAACGCCGCACCCTTCGCAGCGGTGATCGTCGGACGCGTGAACGCCGGATCGTCGTCCGAAACTTCGGTCGCCTCAGCGTCCCACGAAGCGGTCACGCCTGCGGTGTAGATGCCTTCCCAAATGTCAGCGGTACCGGTCTTGATGGTGCCGACCTGACGGAACGGGTTCATCGCACCAGCGTTGAAAAGCTGGATCTGCGGGTCGAACAGTTCGGGGATCACAGCCGAGTCCGAACCGTTCGACCAGGCGCGAGCCTCGTCAAGCGCACGGGCTTCCTCAGCGGTGATGTTGTGCGAACCGGTGACGAGCTTCGCGAAGCCACGGATGTACTCGGGGCGCATCGTCGCGAGGAACTGCTCGCCGGTGCCCTTGGCGTTGCGGTCAGCCGAGTCGATCAGCTTCTCCACAGCGTCGACAGCGGCGTCAGGCACCCAACGGGTGACGTTGCGGTCCTCGAGGACACGCATGGAACGGTCACGCACGCCACCCTCACGGGACAGCGAACGCAGGTCGAAGTCGTAGGTGTCGACCTTCTTGATGATGGCGGGGGCCACACCGGGGGTGAAGTGACCGCGCTCTGCGATCTCCTTCACAGCGGCGGCACGCTGCTCCAGCTTCGCGACCTTCGCTTCGAGTTCGCCGGCCTGGCGGGCGGCGATCAGGGTGTCGAGTTCGGTGTCGAGCTCGGGGGTGATGTCGTCCAGGTTTGCCAGTTCGAGGATGCGCGCGTTGCGCTGTTCGATCTGCGCCTGGAGGGTTTCGATGGTGTCCATCGGGTTCCTCCTTCAGAGGTTGAGGGCTTGCACGAGTGCGAGCCGTTGGTTTCTGGTGCGCGTCGAGTGGCTGGGTGCCGGGTCGTCGCTGGCGGGTTCCTGTGCAGTGCCTTCGGGGGCGGGTGCTTCGGAAGTGCCGAGAATGTGGATGCCGGTGGCGCGCTCGAGGGAGCGCAGCGCGACCGACGTATCGGAGTAGGCGGGATGCACGACCGGGCCGAGTTCGTACAGGCGCACCTCTTTGAGTGCTCGCACGCGGTCCTTGCCCTGTTTCGACCAGTCGTCCTTGATGACGGAGAACCGGAACGACATGCCGCTGATGGCTTGTTCGCGGATGGCGTCACGGAGCGGTTCGGTCAGCCAGTTGTCAAACACGCGAGCTACGACGTAAAGCCCGTGGGTGTCCTCGCGGAGCTTTGAGATCGACGCGATCGGCAGGCTCCCGATCAACGGGTGTTGGCCGTGGTCGAACTGCATCACCGGCTTGTTCGCGTTGATGCTTCGTTTGAACGCACCCGGCGCGATCGTTTCGATGAAGTCGCCTTCGTAGCTACTGATGCGGGTCGGGGAGTTGAACACTGCCGCGTACCCGGTGAGGGTCAACCCGTCGCCCTCAGCGGCGGCGCGCTCAAGCGTGAACGGGGCAACAATCGTCCGGTATTCGGTGGCGTCGTCAACTTCGGGCGCGTTGATGTCGTTGGTGAGCGTGTCCATGCAGGGTCGCTCCTTTCAGCCGTAGCGGCGGCAGAACTCATCAATGGGGAGTCGTTCCACGTCGGGCAGCCGTGGGTCGTCGGCGGGCCAGTCCCACCAGGCGATGCGGTTCAAGATGTGCGCGAATTGCGCGTGCGGGCGAGGACGGTGCCGGGCAGGGTTACCGACCGCGACGTGATAATCGGGGACTGTCCCCGCAACGACCGCGTACGCGCCGACGATTGCCCCGTTACCGATTCGGGCACCACCCAAGATGCGCGCACCCCGACCGATCCACACGTCGTGACCGATCGTGATATCACCACGAATCGTTGCCGGGTGACCTTCACGGCCGATGCGCTGCCACGGGAACGTTGACACGGTGTGGGTCTGGTGCATCCCACCGGGCAGAAACTCGACCTGTGCAGCGATCGAACAGTACGCACCAACCGTGATCACAGCGGGCGGGTTCTCTTGATAGTTGTGGATGATCGGTGCACCATCGGTGTACGTGTTCGACCCGTAGGTGATGTTCATACGAGCAGCAGCAGTTCTTCGTCTTCGCGGAGAAGGTTGTACGGGTCGACTTCTCCGAATGCCTGCATGGTGTCGGGTCGGTTGGTGCACACCGCGTGGCCGGTGATCGGCTCGAGCCGGGGTGCTCGTTTCCGTTTCGGTGCCGGTTGTTTCCGTCCGCTCGGGATGTACAGCACGACGTCGGGCGGGCCGGCGTCACCGAACGCTGCAACAGAGTCGTTCGTGTTGGTGGTGCTGCTCGAGCCGGTAACCACTCCGGCGACACCGGACGCAGCCACCGTGTCCGCGGCGTTCGTCTTCGCGAGGGTGCCGACAATCGTGGTTGTGCCGGCTGCGGTGGCGGTGTCACCGGTGTTAGTCGTGGAGCTTGTACCGACGACTGTGGTGGTCCCGACCGCAGACACCGAATCGTTGGTGTTGGTCGTGGACGAAGTACCAGTGACACCGCTACCACCGCCTGCGGTGCCTGAAGCAGACGCGGCATCATCAGCGTTCGTGGTGGAGCTCGTACCGGCTACAACGGGCGAACCCGACGCAGCGGACGTGTCATTCGTATTGGCGCGGGCGAGGCTGCCAGAAACGACAGGAGACCCGCTAGCGGAACTCGTGTCGTTGCTGTTCGTCTTGGCGAGCGTCCCGACGATGACCGGTGAACCGGACGCCGTGCTGGTGTCGTTCGCGTTCGTGCGGGCCAGTGTGCCCGTGATCGTGGTGGTGCCTGATGCCGCTGATGTGTCGTTGGCGTTTGTGCGGGCGAGGGTGCCGACAATCGTCGTCGTACCAGTCGCAGCAACCGTGTCGTTTGCGTTGGTCTTTGCGACGGTGCCGCTGACACCAGAACCGGTGAGAAGCGCGAGGAGCAGCGACATGGGCTACCCCTTCCGATCAGTACGACGTGGCTTCGGTCCAGCCCACATCCACAATCAGGTTCGCCGTACCCGCCGCACCGAACACGACGGTGGGGCCACGCACGATGAAACCTTCGTTCTGTGCGAACACCAGCGGGTGGTCGTTGCCGTCCGTGAAGTCAAGCTGCTTGACATAGGTCGTCGGGTTCACGTTCGTGATCGTCTGGATCGTGCCAACCTGCATGATGGCGTCACCATCCAGGGTGCGGGTACCGGCGGTCAAACCCGCCGCGACCGCTGACTTACGGATGTCAGTCACGAGCGTCGAACCGAACGACGTGCGTTTCTTGAAACTGTTACCGGTCAGGGTGAGCGCCGTACCTGCCGAGTCCGACGCAGTGAACGACCGTGCAACGAACACCTCGAACGCGGGGGCGATCGTCGCAGTAGCGGCAGCGGTCTGCTGCACCTCGAGCCGGATGTAGTTCACGGTGCACAAACGCGACGCGTCACCCCAACGGAAACTGAACAGGGTGCCGTTCGCGGCCTGTGTCACAACCAACGCAACGGTAGTCGACAACCGGTAGTGACCGAACGCGCCAGCATCCTGCGGGCGGGTCGTAACACGCAGCGCACGATATGACGTGCCGTCCACTTCCGCGACGGTGCCACCGTTGCCTTGTACCTGGATAGCCATGTCAGCCCTTCCTCAGACCCAAACCCAACCAACGGACCATGTGCCGTAAATGCGGGTGCCTTGCCCGCCAGACGTTTCGCCGCCATACCCGTAGACCGACGTCGCAGCAGGTCGGAACCCGGCCACACCCGCCTTGCTCAACGGCTCGTTCAACTGCGACGTGTTCACCGCGTAGATCGTGAACCCGACCCCGGCCTGCACGTTCCCCGCGAACACCTTGATCGACTCCACAACGTGTTCATCAGCGGTGTGATCAGCGGTCGCCGCAGGGAACAGCCACGCCTCAACCAGCGACCCGCTGGCAATGGATGCCTGTGCGACTGCGACTGATGCGTCCGAACCGCCAGGGAACGCACCGAAGTCAATCGTGGTGGTGCCTGACGCACCCACGGCTACGCATTTCCTTCAGTAACCACAAATGACGAAATCGAGACGGGCTGCGTGGCCACAATCGAAGTCGTCGTGAGGTTGAGGTCTGAGCCGGACGTGCCGACGTTCCCATCCAGCACGAACGTGGTGGTGTCCGACTTCACGATCCGGAACCATGTCGCCGTACCCGTGTTGTTCGCGGACGAGTCCTGAGTGATCGAGTTCAACGTGAGAACACCACCCGACGCCGCAGCAGCGAACGTCGCATTGCAGGTGAGCTCCGCGAGCAGGGTTTGCGTCGTGATCGCGCCACCGGTCGCGGGACGGGTGCCGTCATAGATTCGGAGCAAAGCCGACCCGCCGGCACCGGTCGTGAGCGCATCCAGCATCGCGTTACGGATCGTCGTCGAGTAGGCGAGAGCCATCAGATCACCTCATCAATCACACGGACAATGCGCCCGTTGTCGTCACGTTCAACCGAACGCACCGTCGACTTCTCCACCGGAACCGGAGCCTCAACCGACACATGCACATCAGGGGTCGGCACGTTCACGTTCACCACCGGAGCTTCCGCACGCTGCTCCGGAACCTGCACGTCAACGTTCACGGTCGCCGCAGGGATGTCGGGGCGGGAATCAATGTGGAACGTGAACTGCTGTTGCAGGGGTGGTTCCACGTCGCGGGCCTCCACCACGGGGGCGAGTTCACGCGCCGGAGGTGTCCCCGCACCCGGGGCCTGCAACTGGACGCTGTACAAACCGGTGTGAGTGAGCACCGACCAATCACCAGTTGACACAGCCTCGATCACCGTCGCAGGCGTGAACCCTGAACGGATCAGCGACTCAATCGTCAACGCCTCAGTCGACTTGATTTCCGCTGCGTCTTTGACGTCTTCTTGCAGGAACGACACGTCCCGATCATCAAACCAAAGGCGTGCACCAGCCGGAACAGTGATCAGCGTCGCCAGAGCGGTACACGCGGCACGCCACAACGGGCGCACCGTCCCATCAGCGAACCGGCGACGCGCCGCACCATAGTTGCCGGCATTCAAGCTGGAGCCCTGCAACCCTTCGGAGAAACCGACCAGCACAGGTGACACGCCAGCCGCTGCAGCGATACGAGACTCGCCCGCACCCTGAATCGACTTCATGTCCAATTGCTGCAGGTTCAACCCGACCGACTTCACGTCGAACCCGGCACCCAACACCAGAGTGCGACCCACCTTGTCCCACCCGGTGTTCCGGGCCTTCAACGCGTCACGCGCATCCTGAATCTGTTCGATCGACACACCCGGCTCGGCGCGCATCACCAAACCAGGCACCGCGCTGTTGTCCAGTAGCGCCGTCTTGTAACCGGTCATTTTCTCGTCAGCGCGGGCGTCGTCCATGATGCCACGCATCCACGACACACCACGGAACGGGTCATCCGGGTCGGGCTTCAACCGGAAATGCGCCACCTCATCCGGGAGGAAGATCGCAGGCGCGTTGTCGTGAGATTCCTTGTACGCGTAGCCGACCAGTTCGTCGGATACCTCGACACCATTCTCGAGGACTTCAACTTTGACGATCGTCACATGCTCCGGCTCGAGCCGGTACAGGCGGTCATTGCGCCGAATCCAATACGAGTTCCCGTATGCGGACAGGTCAACTTCCATCGCCGCCAACAGATGCTCAGTGCCGGCACCCGGCCAAGGGTTCTCCAACACCGCCAACTCAGGAGTGCCGAACATCGTCCCCGGACGCGACCCGGAAAAGTTCTGAAACTTGAACGTCGCCTCCGCGAACACTGACACCCGGAAGTTCACAACCGCCGACACAGCCGCGTTACATGACACGTATTCGGCGGCGCGGTAGTCGTTGCTGCCCAACGTGTACGAAATCCCACCGAACGAGAACCGCTCCAACAGGCGCAGGTATTCGTTCATCCCACGGGATTCGACCGGGGTGGTACGGGGGCGCAACAGATCAACCAGCATCAGCACCCCTCTCGTATGCGAGCAACATCAACAACCCGAACGCAGCCGACACAACCAGGCCCGCACCGACACCACACACCACACCAAGCAACCCGCCCACAAGCAGACCGACACCGCACGCAGCGACCAGACCGACGAGGCATTCGAGCAACAGGACACGCATCGTCACTCCCATACGATCCAGGCGTCATCGCGCGGTTTGTCCGTGCGGGACGCCCACGCCGCCAACGTCACCGCGACCAGTGGCGAGATATCAACCGTCGACACACGACGCGTCCACGCCCACCCGTCACCGACCGTTCGCACACCCGCACCCGCGACCGCTGTATCCAACGGCTGCTGTCCACGGTGTTTCACGTTGCCGTCACGCACAAGTTGTTTCAGGTGGGCGCACGCCTTCACCAGATCCGACGTGCCGATCTCGTTCACTTTCACGTTCGCTGCGATCAGATCGGGCAGCAACGCAGCCGCCGCTACCGGGTCCAACCAGATCGGTTGACGGTGGGCGGCGTGCATCTTCTTCAACACCAACGCTGCGTCATGCATCGCGGACGACCCGGTGAACCGTTCCACCACCTCGACATGCGTCAGGTTGTCGGCCCGGGCACCAGCCACAGCGATCGACACCCACGACGACGACGGGTCCACATCAACAGCGATTGACGGTTTCCCCGTCATCACCGACGAAGGGTCACATTGATGTGACCATTCGGGAAGTTCGGAATGGAAGTCGTCACCGAGGACAACCCCCATCCGTTCCACCGCGAACCCTTCGGGTGACATCGTGGGGAGTTCCGCTTCCCGAATCCAATCCTCAGCGATCAGCAGACCGAGGCTCGGGTTTGAGTCGTACCAGTTGTCGACGTCGTACGGGTCCGCACCAGCGACACATGACCACTCAGCGAAAAAAGCGGATTTAGAAATCCCGTCGATGCACGCGTTCCGCAACCGGTGCAGCACCGACGAGCTCGCCAGTGGAGCGGACGACGTGTACACCTGGAGTGGCATACCCTCAGGGTTCAACGACTGCGCCGACATCGACGGGGTAACAGAGTTGATCTCGTCGTCCGTCAGGTGGAGTGCTTCGTCGTACACCACCAACTGTGGTGACTTGCCGCGACCGGCACGGTTGGTGCGGGTGGAGAACTCGAGCCGTGCACCCGTGTCTTTGCGGACCAAAGCTTCTTTGCCGTTCGCCACGTAAGGGTGAACGATCGCATCCAGTTCGGGGTTGTTCCGTACCAACGCCATCATGCGCCGCATGTGTGACGCAGCGGTCGCACCCTCGTGCGCGGTGTGGATCATCTCGGACCAGCCGAACAAGAACAGGCCGGCGAGCTCAAGAGCCTCGAGTACCGAGTTCTTGCCGTTCTGTCGGGGCATGATCAACACGGCCGACATCGCCGCCCAGCGCCCATCGGCGGTTTCTGACAGCATCCCGTCAAGGCACCATTTCTGCCAGTCGAACAGATGCAACCCACACGACGCCGCAAGGTCGCACGCTTCCTCAGCAGCGGACGACACCCGGCCTTCGGGCAGATGGAACAGTCGGGGCCGCTGGTTGCCGACACGCATTTAGACCGCCTTCAACTTCCCCCTTCGCGTGGCGCGCTTCTGCTGCGCCTGCTCGAGTGGGGATAGGGCTGTGTCGACCGGGGGCAGCCCGGCCAACTCTTTGACCACGGCACGCAACTGGCCGGCGATCTGCGCTTGCACCGCAGGATCGGCGGCGTCCATCGCCGCCGCCAACGTGTCGCGCATCGCTTCCAACACTTTGCGATGGTCACCGGATTGGGCAGCGTCAAGAACCGCCATCGGTACCACCGCCTTGAAGGGTTCAGGCGGCGGCCGCGCCGCGACGATCGTGGACGTCAACCATGTGTTCGTACGAAAGCAGTTCGCCACCGAACGCCCATTCCTCGACGGCCTCGCCGGGCCGGAAGTTCAGGTCCGATTTGATGACAACGCCGGTCAGAATGCGAGCCAAAGTGCCGCAGATGTCGTCGCTGGACATGATGTACGCCACCGCACCCGCGATGGCCTGGGTCCAGTCACCGCCCGGTTCCCAGTGCTCAGACACTTCGTCTGACGTGC